TCATTCTTAGCTTGTATTGCTAAGTTCTCATCTGACTGAATAGTGCATACACCACCGACTTGCATCTGGTAGTTACCATTTACTCTGTCAAATCTATCACCTTCAACCTCGCTGTGCATGTTACCTTCAACATATATGTTGACGTCACCGACAACATGCAGTGCCATTCTGTCAGTTTCCACATCTCTACCAACTTTGATAACAAGATTATGGTCTGATAGAATATATGTATCATTATAAGAAACTAGATTATTGTTTTGATCCTGATCTAGGTTCAAAAAATTACCATTTGCATTGAGCAAACGTATGTATTCTCCATCTTTGGTGCTGTTCATCTCGAACATATGACCTATGGATGTAGACTGTACCCAGTTCTTAGGATATCTTATTCTTAACTTAGGTAGGAGATTATTAACGATAGTCCCACCCAAAAATGGATTAAGTGCCATTAGTAACCTCCGTAACCACCTTGGTTCTGTTGCTGTTGATTATTATTATTTTGTTGTTGCTGTTGATTATTAGTATTCTGTTGTGTTTGTTGTGTAGTTTGTTGTGTCTGCTGTGTCTGTTGTGTTCCTGTATCTGGATTTACTGGAGTTGTTACTGGATCAGCAACAGTTGGTGTAGATACAGTAGTTGTATCTCCATCAGTTGTTGTAGCGGTGTCTTGACCATCTACTAAATTAAATCCAGTATCTTGCAATGATGTATCTTCATCCTCTTCATCAAATTTTATCATAGGATGACCCACACAGTCAATATATTGTGTTAATGGCAACACGTTAGTCTCTTTGATTTCTCTAGGACTTGTATAGATGTAAGACGTACTCAATCTTGCACCTGTTCCTTGACTGTCAACAATTTCTGGTTTTACAAAACCTAACACTGGAGTATCTATATTGACACTGATTAATTTTCCATCTTTATCTGTGGTCGCTGTTCCAATCTGTTGCTGTTTATCACCGACACCGATAGTAATAATTGGATCTTTATAGTTAGTTCCTACATTTACCAGTTTTACCTCATCCAATTTAGGTATAATATCACTACAATTTGCATATAATGCTTTTGCATTCTGAGGTATGATTAAAGTTGGGAACTTCTTATTAAAGTTTAGTGTAAACTCATGACCAGATTTAGTTTTTAATTGTAATCCTACAACAAAATTTGAATTGAACGATGGATCAATAGTTGCTATCAACATATCATCATCAGAATAATCTGTATCCACCACTTGCAATACATCAGGGTTACCCTCAATAACTTGCTCTAGATATTCTCCATCATCAACAAATTGCTGCAGTCCTGCTTTTGGAACTGTGACTGCATATTGTTCTTTAGGACAAAATGTATCAGCAGGATCAAATCCATATCCTATGCCAGGATTAATAACATCTACAGACTCAACCTTACCATCTACAATGTTTGGTTTAAATTTAGCACCACCGCCCTCTGGTTCATTACATGTAAACTGTGCTCTAACTTGTGCCTCTAGTCCAATGCCAGATCCTTTCTTTTGCATGAATACGCCAAGTATCTGTCCTATGTCATCTATGATAGGTAACGCCTTGACTGGACTTGTTGACTGTAAATTATCCCATACCATTTCTGGGAAACATGGTTTCTTATTACGATTAGCACTAGAACAGTTAACCGCTTGACTTGCTATGTTACCACTTGAGTCATAGAAGTTAATACCCTCAAACTTCTCTAAAGGTCCTCGTGTATCAAATGATTTCTCTGATAATCCAGATGCTATACCAGCTGCACTGCTGAGATCTGATAACGCTCCACTCTTAGTATTGAATACTTTCTTGATACCACTCTTATCAACCACAGGAACAAATCCATTCTTAGGTTTACCATTACCAACAACTGATACAGAGTTAGGTGGTTTAACTTTATATTGATCTATTTGTTTCTGCGTTGCATCATTACCTTTTGCTTTTGCACCAGTGCCAGTCTCAAATACAGATGCACCAATAGCACATGATAGTGCACCATCACAAAATAGGTCTATAAAGTCTCCTACCTTGTTAAGTAAGTTCTGTATTTTTTGTGCTGCACCTTTAATAGCACCAGTGACACCTTTCAATATACCTAACGCACTTTGTATCTTATCCATCAACTTCTTCATAATCTCACCGAGGAAGTTTTGAACTAGGCATAATGCAGCGTCTAATACATTTTCTACTAGGTCACTAAGCATACCTTTTATAAAATCACCAAGTTCTCCTATTAATTGTTTGAATAGACATGATACAAGATCACCAACATCTTTAAGTTGTTTTCTGACTGCAGTGTCTAACTCTGGATTTGGAATGCTGAGTTCATCTAGACCTTCTTGTACAAGTTTATTGGTCTCTTCCATCACCACGCCCTTGATATTAGCAGTCAGTCCTGTAAGTTTCTTTTGTATGCGTTGTGACATGATGTTTATCTCATAGTCCATATCAACAACAGAACCATCCAACTTGTTAATAAATTGATCTATGTCATTCTTCTCTACGCCACGAGCAAACTTCATAAACTCAGCGATAGGACCTTCTAATTTTGTAGCAGTCTCTGATCCACACTTACCATTACCAACTTGAACTGTAACTTTTTGTTTTTCAGTCGCTGCTTTCTGCTTCTCACTCTCCATTTTAGCAGGACCGCGTTCATTCTTATCATCAGTAGAATTATGCGTATGCCCATCATTATTTTTTGGTGCCTCATCTAAACCAGTTTCTTCATTTATCTCGACTGTGCTGCCTGTATTTGGTGAACTACTACCATCTTCACTGTGATCTGGATACTCGTAGTCAGGTGATACTAGTTGTGCGAATCCTTCTTCCTTACCACCCTCTACACCATAACCTCCGCCAGGATTTTCATCAGCAAGAGTTCCCATAACAACAGGAATCTGTGCAGATGTACCATCCATAAAGAATCCAATAACCCAACTGTTAATCTGCAATTGGTGTATAGATCCCATACCAGATCTCATGGAATATATCGGTGGCATCAATACCTGTGCCCATGGTAGATCTGTTGTAGGTAGTTCTTTTCTATTAGGATTGTGATATCCTACAATTCTAACCTTTACTTTATTAGTCCAATCCCAGTCAGTATAGTCCCAACCACCTAGTCCAAATCGTAATGATGCATTCCAAAATCTTCTACCATCATTCTCTACCTGTCCAATCCACCAGTTGAACCCCTCTCTACCTATAAAATTAGCAATATTCTCATTCATCATGATTCTTCACCGTCCGAGTCAGTAAACAATGTAAGTTTAGTAGTCATCTTATCTTCACTATTTTTGTATGTTCTCTCGACCCTACCAATAACCCATTTACCAGAATTAGCATAGTCTTGCTCTCTATCTCTACCACCTTTGTATATGTCTAATTGTACAACTTCACCAATTTCTAATGAATAATCTGATACTAATTCTACAGTGCATTTTTTATTGTAAAATAATTTTTCCCTTAACGAGGATTGTGAAAGTTGCTTTGTAAAATCTCTTGAGTATATTCCTCTGGTAAACAATGCAGAGTCAGATATTTTAGACATAATCCTTGTATATGTGTTACTCTTATCAAATCCTTTATAGAATTCTGGTGTTCTACGAGAGTTCATCAATGGAACTCTTTTGTAATATTTATTGATGTTGAAAGGATATTCTCTGTACTTCATGTCTCTCAAATCCAATGTCATGGTGTTACTTAGATAAGAACCCATATTCATACCCGCCAATAAATCACATGACGATTCTACATTTACTTTTGAAACAGATATAATACCTTTATCATCCTCTTCTTCTAATTCTCCTCCCTCGTGTCCTGCAACAATTCTAGTAACAGGTGTTTTCTTTGCAAACGAATCATATGAAACAAAATGATATCCAGATCTTGTTTCATAAAAAGCATATCCTGCGGTTGCAGAAAACCCACTACCTCTTGCGGGTATCGCTCTTGCTGCTAACCATCTAATAGCAGTAAATGGATTCCAGTATGGTGATATGAATGAAAACTTATTTAACGTTGGTTCAAAATCTACAAGTCTATTTTTATCAATACCCATGAGATCTTGTAAAATCTCTTTTTTGACAATCCTATCTATTTTTGCACCACCACCTTTACCAAATCTGCGTGATATTTTATTAGCAGCGTTATTTAAAAAA